AATTATAATGAAGAACAAAATAAGCGACCTCCGCAACCACCTCTTCGTGGTGCTTGAAGAACTAAGCGATCCTGACTCCAAGTATGACCTTGAAAAAGCAAAGGTCATTGCCAATGTTGCCCAGACTATTATCAACTCTGCCAGTGTGGAGAATCAGTATTTAAAGATAGTCGGAGGTAGCCATGGGAGTGGTTTCATAGAGGATAGGAATGAGGTAAAACAAATTTCGGAAAAGAATTAAAAAAGTATTATATTTGTGTATTCTTTTGCACGGAGTGGAGACCATGCAAAGGAAATTGGAACAAATCTTTGTTTCACCTGCCCAGTAGTCTCCACCTGCTGGGCTTTTTTTTTGCTAAAAAATTACTATGAAAATATTACAGGAACTTGAAAGCCTTATTCCCCCATTATCAAACGAGGAATTTAAGCAGCTGGAACGAAACATTCTTGAAGAAGGAATAAGAGAGCCATTAATAACATGGAATGGCATTTTAATCGACGGGCACAACCGATACAGGATTGCGCAAGAACATGATATAAATTATGAAACACTTGAAAAGGAGTTTGAGAATATTTTTTTAGTTAAGGTATGGATGATTTATAACCAATTTGGACGAAGAAATTTATCCAATTATTGGAAAAGCGTTTTAGCCTTGGAAATAGAAAATGTTTTTAAGGAAAAGGGAAAAGAAAATCTTATTTTAAGTGGTGAAAATTTTGGAAAGGGTTTGCAGATATCTGCAAAGCCTATAATTGAAAAAATTGACACACGTCATGAAATTGCAAAGATTGCTAATGTTTCACACGACACAATCGCCAAAGTAAAAAAGATACAAGCCGTAGCCACTCCCGAAGTGAAAGAAAAGTTGAACACTGGGCAAATGTCGATTAATGAAGCATACAAGGAGATAAAAAAAGAGGAGATAGAAACAAAAAGAAAAGAAATTAGAGAAACATTTGAAAAACAAGACGTACAAGTAAAGGATAAAAAATACAGAATAATTTATGCCGACCCACCTTGGAAATATGGTAATGCTATGCCAGAATACGTTACAGAGCCACAGGATTATTATCTACTAATGAACACAGAAGATATATGTGCTATGCCTATTAAAGATATTACCGAAAAAGATGCAGTTTTATTTTTATGGAGTACTTCTCCGCATTTACCAGAGGCATTGGAAGTAGCTAAAGCATGGGGATTTACATATAAGACTACATTTATTTGGGATAAAATAAAACATAACATGGGACATTATAACAGTGTACGCCATGAAATATTATTAGTATGCACTAAAGGAGCGTGTACTCCAGATGTAAAGAGATTGTTTGATAGTGTAGTGAGCGAAGAAAGGACAGAGCATTCAAAGAAGCCTAATGTATTTAGAGAAATTATAGAAACTATTTACACATACGGCAATAAAATTGAATTATTTGCAAGGGAAACACCAGAAGGATGGGATGTATTTGGTAATCAAAGCAATAATTAATATGTACGAAGGAAATAATAAACACAAAGATTCTTTTGAAATTGGATTAGAATTTCAAGACTTTATAATAAGACAATTACTTAGGGATTATGGCATTGTCATACAGCCGTATAGTAGTAAAAAATATCAATTTGAACAAGGAGAAAGTTTACAAGGCTATGAAATAAAGTACGATGCAAGGTCAACAGGTGATTGTACTCATGGCTATTGTGAGGCTACAAATAATGTAGCTATTGAAGTTTACGAAAAGACAAATGAAAGTAATGACAAATGGATTCCATCGGGAATATTACGAGAGGATAACACTATTTATTATGTAATTGGTAATTATGATATGTGTTGGATAGTTGATAAAATTGTATTAAGAAGGATGTTAAAAAGTGGTACTTACAGAGTAGTTCAAACTCTTCCTACAATAAAAACAATGTTGATTCCAATAAATATAATGGATGAATACGCTATACAAGCTATTGTTTTTAATAATAATTATGGTAAACAAGCAAAATTAGAATTATGAAAAACCTCTTAATACAATTAAACCAACGTCCAATAGCGGTTTACCCTATTTACATAAAGATGACTGGAAGTGTTAACGCTGGATTATTGTTAAGTCAATTAATGTATTGGTATGGAGCGGTAAATGGCAGAATATTTTATAAAACTGATGCTGAAATAATGGAAGAAACTTGTCTTTCTGAAAGCGAATTAAGAACGGCAAAGAATAAATTAAAGTCAATGTCATTTATAGAAATTAAAGCTAAAGGAGTTCCCGCAAAAACTTACTATTCTATAAATCCCGATAAGTTGATTAGTGAAATTAACAATTTCAGTTCCGTGAAATCAACGAAACTGAAAAAGCGAAATCAACAAAACTATAATAGCGAAATTAACGAAACTATTACAGAGAATACTACAGAGAATACTACAGAGAATACTACAGATAAAGGTTGTGAAAATGATTTTTCACTCCCAGACCTTGAAATTAAAAATCCTTTCTCTCGCCAATCTTACCATGATTCTCTGTCCTATGAGCAAGGTGAAAAAGAAAAAGAAAAAAGTTTTGCGACGAAAAAAGAAAAAGAAAGGGAGCCCTCCGAGACCTATCTCTGCTTCTCTGCCTTCGCCTCTACCTATGAACGCCTTGCCGGTGTTACCTATCCCTCTGACAAGGGCAATTACATAATGACAGCTAAAGATGGTGCTAATTGTAAAAAGTTAGTAACATGGCTAAAGAAGGTAAGTGCCAGTGAGCAAGCACCGGAGGTCATGGTTACAATGTTTACCACGGCAGCAGGGCAGATAAGTGATAAGTGGCTGAAGGCAAACTTTACTATTAGTAATATCTACTCCCAGGCTAATAATATTTATACGAAATTTTTATATGCCAGCCCATTGGCAAAGGAAAAGAAACGGCAGGAGGAGATTGATCGCTTAGTAAATGAATATCAGCCATGAAACACGGAAGCTTATTTAGTGGTATAGGTGGATTTGACCTTGCCGCAGACTGGATGGGATGGGAGAATATATTTCATTGTGAGATAGCAGAATTTCCCCGTAAAATATTAAATCACTATTGGCCAAATGCAGACTGCCATGAAGACATTAAAAAAACAGACTTTACAAAGTACCGCGGAACAGTTGACATTATTTCGGGAGGATTCCCTTGCCAACCATATAGCGCAGCCGGGAAGCGACTTGGCAAGGAAGATGACAGACACCTCTGGCCAGAAATGCTCCGAGTTATTCGGGAAGTTAAACCACAATGGGTTGTGGGCGAAAACGTTCGTGGATTACTTAACTGGAATGGAGGGATGGTTTTCCACGAGGTGTGTGCTGACTTGGAAAATATTGGATATGAAGTCCAAGCGTTTATTATTCCAGCTTCGGGGATCAACGCACCTCACCAAAGGGAAAGACTTTGGATTGTTGCTCACTCCATCAACGGTGGATATAGTGCCAGACGAGAACAGGATGCAGAAGAGGATAGATTACAGAAACAGTATAGGTCGGAAATGGACTGCAGGGAGTTTAACAGAACAAGTGTTTCATCAATTATTACCCACACCGACAATGGGAGCGGATCATGCGACACAGTACAAACAAGGAGGCAGGAGTTTAAAGAATTATATGATACACAACCAGATGCTCCCGACTCCCAAAACTATGGACGCAAAACAGATGAGAGAATTAACAATGGGACAAAATATAAGTCAAACGACAGGGATACAATACGGAATATTTTTAACACAGATGGCAAACAACGGGATGTTGCCGACACCGAGAGTCAAAGGACATGGGAACAGTCATCAGAGAATAGAGGAAGGAAAGATGGACGATTTAACGACCTTAGCGAAGATGGGAATGCTGCCAACTCCAACATTAAACGACTCAAAGAATTCAACTATGCCAATAAGTCAAACGGAAAGGTCGGACAATTTGACAAAAAGGTTTTACAAATACAAAACTGGGACAGATTCCCAACTCAATCCCCTGTTTGTGGCGGAGATGATGGGATTTCCCACGGATTGGACAATATTACCTTTTCAAAGTGGCGAAACGAAAGCATCAAGGGATACGGAAATGCCGTAGTACCGCAAGTTGTATATCGTATTTTTAAAACGATTGAATATATACAAAACTTAAAACAATGAAACAAACACCCAAAGAAAAAGCAAATGAATTAGTAGATAATTATTGGCTAATGGATAAAATAAACCCATTTTTATCTAAAGAACAGGCCAAACAATGTGCTTTGATTGCAGTCGATGAAATTTTAAATTCAGTGCCATTAGAACCAAACTTTGCTGATTGGGATGATTGTGGCGGAGAACATAGATATTTCTACGATGCTCAAAAAACACACGCACATTATTATTGGCAAGAAGTTAAACAAGAAATTCAAAACCTATGACACCGAAAGAAAAAGCCAAGGAACTCTTTAACCATTACCACAACCTTATCCAGGACATTGGAGGAGAACTTGGACAGGAGATCCTTGTATCTATCCTGGCAAGGCACTGCGCTTTGTTTGCAGCAAGGGAAGTGCTAAAGGAAAAGTGGAACAT